GTCAGGAGAGTCCCCCCGCGGGTCACGATCGGACCCCGCCCCCCTCCCCTTCCCCTCTGGCTGCTCGGTGTCGTGCTGCTCTCGTTCGGTTCTCGTCTGCGGATTTCTCGTTGTGACAGGTGATGCAGAGCAACCAGCAGTTGGGGGTGGTGTCGGTGCCACCGTCGGCCAGGGCGAGGCGGTGGTCTACCCTCAGCCCGGTGGCGGCCCGGTGTTCCCCGCATGCCCCGCATGTCCCGGCGCCGGCCCGGTTGAGTTGGCCCCGGAGTCTTGCTGCCGCCCCGTTGCCGGGGGCTGAGCGGCGGCGGGTGTTGGCTGCCTGGTCTCTGGGTGCGGTGTGCTGGCGGTGGTGGGTGGGGCAGCGTGACTGCCCGGGGGCGGCGGTCTTGTTGCACCCCGGTTCGAGGCAGGGCCGGGGGATTGAACGCCGCCCCATTCAGGTGACGCCCTGGGTGTCGGCTCCCGTTGAGGTTGCGCCCGGCTGGTGAATCCAGGTGCGGCCCCAGGCGTTGACGATCAGCGCCGCCCCGTCCTTCTCGATCAGCTGCTCGGCGGTGGGCCAGGTGAGGTCGGGCAGGTCGACGTCGCCGTCGTCGTCGTCGGGTTGGCCGGTGCCCTTGGGTAACAGCATCCACAGGCAGGCGGCGAGTGAGAGTGCGGCGGTGATGGCGAGGAACAGGGCGAGCCGGGTCACAGGTGGCACCTTGGGCAGTTGGTGGTGGGATCTCGACGGACTCGGGCGCAGGCGGGGCACACGTACCAGCGGCGGGCGATGACGGCGGGGAACCGGATGCGGCGTATGGCCCGGTCGAGCAGGCTCACGGGTTCGGGGGTGATCACGAATCCCTCACGTTGAACAGCCGGAGCACGGCCTTGGCCTTGGACTCGCCCAGGTGGCCAGGGCAACCGGCGGCCTCCCAGACCCGTTCCCAGTCGGCCAGCACCTCCATGGCCTCGGCCTTCCACGCCAGGAGCGAATCCTGGTCGTACTGGCACTCCCGCATCGCTTCGTAGGCCCGCAGGATGGCCACGATGTCACCCGAGGCCTGGGCCCGGTCGGCTTCCTGCAGCGTCTGCTCGATCATGAGCGCTCCAAACCGGCCGACGCCGCCGGGCAGCTCCCGGTAGTCCTGGATGAGCTGGCGTAGCCGGGCCTGCTCCCGGGGGAAGTCCTCGCCGACGCTCGTCATCACGCCCTCGCCTTGGCCACGGCGGCGTCGATGTCGGCGAGCAGGGCACCGATCCGGCCGCCGGTCTGGAGCTCCAGACGCAACGCTGCGGCTTCGGCCTCGGCCGCTTCCCGGTTGGCCAGGGCGGTGTCTCGCTCGCTGGCCAGGGTGACGTTGTGGCCGGCCAGGTCGACGTTCTTGGTCGCCAGGTCCTCGGCCCGGTTCTTGAGCCGGTGGAGGGCGGCCAGGGCGTCGGGCCCGAACCACTTCCGGTCGCCCACATAGCCGGCGTGCTGGGCGAGCAGCTGCAGGGCCTCGGCGGTCTCGGCCGGGTACGGGTTCTCGGTGGTGGGTGGCATGAGCAGCTCCTGGGCGTAGAGGTCGAGGAAGGCACGCCACGGGAAGGCGGCGCCTGGGTCTGAGCGGCGCCTGGGGTCGAGCTCGGCGTGCGAGATGAACCCGGCGAGGCGGATGCGGTAGGCATCGGCGGTGATGCGGGCGGCTGGGATGCGGGAGAGTGGGTAGCCCCGCTCCTGGTCGAGCCATCGGGCCATGTCGGCAGCGGCCCGTGCCCCGTTCATGATCATCGCGGCCCGTCGGGCCGGGTCCATCGTGTCCCAGGTGGTGGTGCGGCAGGCGAACGACAGGTGCAGGGCGTAGGGGTTCCCGCCGGTCCCTTCGCCGTAGGCCTCGGCGTCGTAGGGCACGACCCGGACGATGCTGTCGGCGTCGACCACGGTGTGGTAGCTGCCGGGGTCGGAGCGGCGGGCGATGAACGCTGCGACCCCTTCGGCTCCGCCGTCGGGGCCGTCGAGGTCGGGGACGTTCTCGGCTGTGTGGACGACGATGGCGCCGGACGGTTCGGCCCGGCGTGGCCGGCGGAACTGGCTCCGGGCCGGCGGGTGGGACTCGAGGTACGTCATCAGTCGATCTCGGGGTCGGGGACGATGGTGCCGGGTCGGAACACCACCCGATAGCGGTACTCGTCGGCATCGGCCGCCTCGGTCTGCTCGACGAAGTAGGTCACGTTGTCGGACAGGCCGAGGAAGTGCTTCTTGTACTCGTCGGGCCCGACCTTGCAGGTGACGGTGAGCTGGCCGGCCGAGTCGTTGTTGCCGAGCGAGCATCGGCCTTCAACGGTGAGCATGTAGGTGTCGGTGATGCCGTTGTAGAACACGATGCGCCGGTCGATCTCGAAGTTGTCGGCGGCGGTCGAGAGGTTCTGCGACACCCGGTCGGCCGGCTGGGAGCACCCAGCCATGACGATGGCGGTGGCGGCGAGCAGGGCGGCAGTTCGGTTCATGGTGTTGCTCCTTCGATGAGTGCGATAGCGGCCGACACGGTGTCGGCGTTCCGGCCACGGAGAATGCGGCGCAGGTCGGCCACCACCTGTTCGGGCGTGAGGGCCCAGCCGGCGACGCCGTTGGCTTCGGACTGCCGGCTCATGGCCGCACGCCCGGCAGTACCGGCATCTTGGCCAGGCGCACCGTGTCGCCATGGGCGGGCACGAGCCGGTAGGCGAGGTCGAGGGAGTGGCCCTGGGTGGGGGCGATCTTGCCGGCCTTGATCAGGGCAGCCAGCTCAGGGATCAGTTCCCAGCCGGGTCGGTCGAGGTGGCCGGCGATCTCGTTGCGGGTGAGTGGCCGTGCGGCGGCCGTGAGCACCTGCTCGATGTCGGTGGTCGGTTCGGGCGCCGGGAGGATGGAGGGTGGCCGCTGGAGGCGCAGGGTCAGGTCGGGGTCTTGGGCGCACCTCTGGCCGTCGTACGTGGTATGCGGTTGTAAGGACGCATCCCCTGAAATCGTCGCGGTGACTTTCGTCACGACGGGCATGTGCTCGTGGGTGCGGGTGGGCTGGCCGGCCACCGTCGACTGCAGCTGGACGATGGCACGGCGGTGCTGGTGGAGCTGGTCACGCTGCCGGGCCAGCTTGAACCGGAGCTGGCGCATCTCCATTTGCTGGTGAAGCGGCCACAGCAGCACGAGCACGATGGCGGCCAGGGCCATGGCGGTGTCGAGGGTCATGTAAGTGGTTCCCCTCGGTCCCTGGCTTCCTTGCCTCGGCGGATGATGTCGGCGATGGCGTCATCCGGCATGGCGATCCTGTCGGTGCTGAGCCGGATACGCGCCGACCCCTGGGTGAGGGTGAGCGAGTCGATGTCGTAGCCGAGGGCTCGGGCCGCTTCGGTGAGCGATGCCATGGCGGCGTGGAGCGTCTGGGGTGGTTGGGTCGGCTCTTCGCTGTCGAGTACCGCCCGGGCCGCCAAGCCGAGATTGGCGGCGGCGTCGGCCAGTCCGGCCATGGTCAGGGTGATTCCCTCGAACACGCCGCCGGCTTTCACGCCGCAGGGCAGGCACACGCTCCACCATCGGGTGACGGCTGGCGATTCTTGCACGGGCGCCACGGCCTCGGGTTGGCCGTCGAGGTTGGCGTTGCAGTTCCGGCAGTGGCTCATCGGGACGACCAGAGCGTCACGACGCCATAGACGATGGCGACGACGCAGATGCCCACGCTGATGCCGTTGATGGCGGCAGCTACGGCGGTGCTCATCGGGTCCTCCGGCGGCGCTGGTACTCGATCTCGCCGGCCTCGTCCACCAGATCGGGCAGGGCGTCCAGCACGTCGGCCAGATGCGGCGCCAGGGCCTCCAGCATGGCCGACACGGACACCCGTTTGCGGGAGCAGGTGGCGTGCCACGCCTCGTGGGCCTCGGGCGTGAGGTATGCGTGGATGGCCTGCTTGTCGGCGAGGTCTTGGGCTGTGACGCTCAGCTTGTTGCCGTTGGTGGTGGTGGTCATGGTTCCGCCTTTCGTGGGGTGGGTGTGAGGGCCGCTCGGGCTCGTGCGAGTCCGGCTCGGCCGGTGGTCTTGTGGTGGTCGGCAAGTCGGCCGGTGGGGGTGGCGCCGCCGGTGGCGTGGTGGGTGCCGGCGGCCCACCGGTCGTGGTCGTCGAGCCGGTGTCGGGGGCAGGGCATGAGCCCGGTGCCGGTGGCCAGCCAGCCGTCGTCGTCGCAGCCGTGCACGCAGGGGGTCATGCGCTGGCCTGTCGGCGTAGGGCTGCCCGGGCCGATGCGAGCCCGGCGGCTGTGGTCTCGGGGGCGGGTAGGGGTGGCACGGGCACGTCGTCGGCGATGTTGGCCAGCGGGTTCGGGTCGCTGGATGGGCGTGGCCCGGGCGGCTCGGTGGCCAGTCGTTTCAGGATGGCTCGCAGCAGTCCGAGCGGCCGGTTGCCAGTCGATGCGTCGACCCCGGCGGCCAGCACCTCGGCGTGCGTCCGGCCGTTGGCGACGGCGGCGGCCACGAGGTCTCGCATGGGCTCGTCGGCCAGGGCCGTGGGGTCCATCGTCGCTCGCTGGATCGTCTGGTCGGCCAGCTGCACCAGCTCGGCCGCGGCTGGGCTGGGTGTCCCATGGGGGGTAGGGGGGTGTTTTGTATCGTCTGGGACGTCTAGGGAGTCTTTCGGGAGTCCGTAGGGAGTCCGGTGGGAGTGACCTGGGGAAACGTCTTCCGGGTTGCATCGACGGCACGATGCGACCGGCCCTTCGTGGCCCCAACGGGTGTGGTTGGCAAGCTTGGCGTTGGCAGCCCGTGCTTGTCGGTACTGCTCGGCTGAGCGGACCCAGTCTCCGTAGGCACGGATCTGGTATCTGCCGTCGCCGAGGTCGACCCAGAGCGGATCGGGGTCCGCTTCGCAGAGCTGACGGCACAGCTCCATCGGGTCGGTGTCCATCTTGTCGGTGAGGCGACGGAGCTGGTGACGGGACACCACTCCTTCGGCATCGCCTTGCCCGTCGAGCTTGCACCGTGCGACGGCACGCAGGTACAGCAGCTCGGCTTCGGCCGACACGGACAGGAACGGCTCGTCGTCCTGGAACGCTGCCCAGACCGGGAACCACGGGGAGCGCTTCACCACTCCACCTCGGGGCCCAATGCGACGGCGAGCTTGGTCAGGGCGACGTCGATGGCATCCCAGTCGATGTGCTCTGGCACGGCAGCCGGGCGGGAGAACGGCATCTCCAGCAGCTGCTGCACCGGGGCGAACCCCTGGAGCAGCCATCGGTTGAACAGCTCGGCCGACTCGAACGCGTGGTCCTTGTCCTGCGCTGGCTGCGGCGCCAGCCGGGTGACCTTGAGTGGGAACGTGGGGGGCTCGGTGGCCAGCTGCTCAGCGCCCCAGATGACGAACACGCCGACGTCGCGCTGGCGGGCCAGCTGGCGGAGGATCCGCCCTTGGCTGCCGCCCTGGCCCTGGCCCTCGTGGAGCTGCTGGCCGTGGGGCTTCTCCTCGAAGTACCGCATGACGCCGGTCTCGGCCTTGCGGTAGACCCAGATGGCCGGCCAGCAGCCGTCCAGGTCCATGAGGTCGAACACCGGGCCGAGGTACCGGCGGGTGTAGTAGCCGAGGTAGCCGGCGCTCCGCTTCGGGTCAAACGGGTGCGGGGGCAGCACGTCGAGCATCACTGGACGATGAATCCTTCGGCCGAGCCCGGGTCGAGATCGGCGCCGATGAAGCGGCGGCCGAGGTCCAGGGCCATGCGGCCGAACGAGCCGGATCCGGCGAACGGGTCGACCACCAGGTGGTCGGGTTGGGTCAGCTGCTCAATCAGGTAGCCGACTTCCTCGATTCCCTGGGCCCACTCGTGGGCTGACTTGTCGGGCCGTGAGCCGCGGAGCCCGTCGGCTACATAGTCCGTACCGGCCCGGTTCTCCCGGACGTACCAGACGATGGGCTTCCATTCGACCATCACCCATTTGCCCGGGAGCTGCTGGCTGCCGTGCTGGTGATCGAGCTTGATCGTCCACCAGTAGCGGAGGTGCTCGCCCAGGGCGGCGTAGACGTCGGGCAGGATCGACTGGCCGGTGTAGCAGATGAGCGACCCGCCGGGCTTGAGCTTGGCGGCGGCGAACTCGGCCAGGGCGTGGTAGCTGGGCACGGCAGCGTCGCCGTACGGGGGGTCGGTCAGGATGAGGTCGACGGATCCGTCGGGCAGGTCGGCCAGCACATCCCGGAAGTCGCCGGCCCTGATCTCGGGCGTGAGCATCCGCTCCCGTACTCGGCCGATCAGGTCGACCAGCCACCCGTCGATGACCTTGGGGTCCCACGCCTCGGGGCCCTGGCGTGCGAGCCACGAGGCGAACTCCTGGCGGTCCAGGTCGTCGGCGTTGGCGTCGATCCACTCCAGCGCACTGTCGGCGGCCCGCACGATCTTGGCCACCCGGCCGGGGTCGAACCGCTCGCTCGTGAGGTAGCGAGCGACCACAGCATCGAGCGGGAGCCACGACTGGTGGTGCTCGGGTACGTCGAACTCTCCGATGGTGCGGACGTGGCGGGCCGTGTCATCCACGGTCCAGCCGCCGGCCACGAGCGCATCGACCAGCACCGGCCACGATTCACGGGCGCCCTTGCTGATCTCGTATAAGGCGACATGTGAGGTGTCGACCAAACCTGTAAAGCCTTTACAGGTTTGGGCAACGTCGGCAGCCGCCCTTAGTTGCGTAATTGACTGTGAGGACCGGCCTACGAGCTTGGCATATTCGGCCACTCCCCCCTTGCGGCCACGGCCACCGGTAGCGAGCGGCACGGCCTTGAGGGCGTGCATGCCGATCTCCAACGGCGACAGCTCGCCCTGAGTGTTGGACAGCACCAGCTGCATGAACGCCTCGTCGTCATCGAGGTCCTTCACCCAGCACGGCACCACGTCGAGCCCGACCTGCTTGGCCGCTTCGGCCCGGTGGTGGCCGGACAAGATCTGGTACCCGTCGTCGGTCGGGCGCACGAGGATGGCGTGCTCGTCGCCGAAGCCGGAGCGCTGCATCTGGGCGGCGAGCTGTTCGACCACCTCGGCGCGGAGCTGGATCCTCGGGTTGTCCGGGTGTGGGTGCAGCTCCGTGATGGGCAGGTGGCTCAGGTCGGCCACGTTCATTCCTCTCGCATGGGCAGGGTGGCGCCGCAGCTGGTGCAGCGCTCACAGTCGGTCAGGGTGGGGTGGGGGGCGCGGCGGCTCGGCCGGTGGGAGCACCGGTACATCGGGAGCAGGTAGCCCGGCCGGGCCGCCGTCCTCATCAGTCGTCGTCGCCGGACTTGCCGGGGCTGGCCGCCGGGTCATGGATGGCGACGGCGGCGTTGGCCCACATCAGCGACTCCTGCACGGCCGTGAACGCCAGCGCGGCCTCGCGGGACGGGGGACAGTGCCGGTCGTAGACGTCCGCCAGCAGCTTGGCGGCGGCCCGCAGCGCCTCGTGGATCTCAGCCCGGCCCTCGGTCAGGGGGTGGTAGCTGAGAGCCTTGTCGTGGTCAGGTGTGATCGCCATGGGTGGCGCCTCCTTGGGGGTTGAGAGAGCGGATGGCGTCGACGACCATCTCGAAGGACTCGTCGTGGCCGGTGATCCGCCATCGGTCGTCGGCGCCGAGCGCTACCCGGCCGACCAGTTCCCGGGTGCCTATGCGGCACACGTCGTAGACCGGACGGCCCTCGTTGGCGGCAGTCTCGGCCTCGTTCAGGTACGAGCTCGACGTGGCGCCGGCCATCACTCGGCCGCCGGGGTGAGCTTGGCGAGCAGTTCCTCGGCCACGGCCTGGTCGGCCACCAGCTCGTCGGGGTGGTCCACCTTGACGCCCACCAGCTCGGCGGCATGGGCCACCAGGGCCACGATCTGGCTGCCCTTGGCTGCCTTCGGGGCGACCCGGCCAGCGGCTACCAGAGCGGCCAGGAGGTCGTCTACCGTGATGCCGTCCGGGGCCGTGCTGGCGGGCGGCTCCGGGTCTTCCACCACCTCAGCGTCGACGATCTCGTCGGCGGTGGGGGTGGGTTCGTCCCACGGTTCCATCCCGGCCCTCGAGTAGATCCACGCTTTCGCTTCGGCCAGTTCGTGGGGGGTCCACCGGTGCTCGCTGGCGAACGACCAGGAGTACCGGCCGGGCCGGTTCCTGGCCTTCGCTTCGGCCTTCAACGCTGCCTTGGCGTCGTCGGGCAACTGGCGTACCAGCTCGAGCAGTTCGGCCACCTCGGCGTCGGTGACGTACACCGTGGGGCCGACCATCTGCACCGGGGCGCCGGTCACGTCGATCACCCCGTCCACCGGTGGGGGGACCATCGGTTCGCCGAGCTCGAAGTCGGCGCCGGAGATCTCACCGTTCACGTAGGAGACGCCGAGGAGGACGTCGGGGAAAAGCATACGTGCGAGCTGTGACACTGCCCGGGCCCACAGCATCGAGCTTGGGTACCGCCGCCAGTTCTGTTTGCCGGCGAGGTCGGCCCGCTTGGCGTCTTCCTGGGTGAACGTGTAGGTCATCTCGTCGCCGTTGTCGCCCCGCCGGCCCTGCACCGATGCCGATTCGGGGGACACCTGGCCGGTGACGGAGTGCCCGGCACGGCGGATCAGGGCGACCATCCCCTCGGCCGACACCTCGGGTTTGCCCTCCACCACGTGGATCAGCTGCAGCGACGTCATGACGCCCCAGCCGAGCTCGTGGCCCATCAGGCCGGCGGCGATGATGTCTTCGGGGCGGCCCTGGTATTGGCGGGGGATGATGGCGGACGAGGCGAGCACGTCGGCCTGTCGGGCGAGCAGCTCCCACGGAGTGATGGGCGCTGCGGCCCGGGGTTCGATGGCGGTCATGGCAGCAGGTCCTCCAGTACCGTTCGCACCTCGGAGCACGTCGAGCACTCCTTGACCAGCACGTCGAGCAGGTGGCGGGCGTGGCGGCGGAGCAGGTGGCCGGTGATGTCCGACTCCCGGCGGCCCTCGGCGTAGCCGTCGGCGTGGCCAGCGTCATACTGCTGGTCGACCCGATCGGCCTCGTCCTCCGGGATGCAGCCGGGGCCGCCGCAGGTCGGGCACTCGACCATGCCGTAGTCGTCGCCGGTCACAGCTCAAGCACCTCCTGGAGCCACTCGATGACCCCGACGTCGATCAGGGCCATGGCAGCTACGCCGGAGCCGATGGGCAGGGGGTCATCCCAGACGACCAGCATCCGGTTGTCGCCGTACTGCGGGTGGTCGTGGCACGCAGCGATGCCGAAGCGCTCACCCTGGCTGTTGACGTGCTCGGCCTCCAGCTGCCAGCCGATCGGGATGGGTCCGTAGCCGCTCACTGGCCGGCGCCTTCCTGCTCAGCGGGGCCGTAGAGGGTGCGCTCTTCCATGACGACCAGCACGTCGTGACCGGTGCCGCGGACGTGCATCTTGGCCCAGGTCCTGGCGTGTGGGCCGCTCGGGCTATCCCAGCTGCAGTCGTTGCACGAGGCCCAGGGGTGGAGCTTGATTTTGGTGGGGGTGTCGACCTTGTAGCTCACGACTCGGCCCGCCGGAGCAGCACGAGGTCGGAGGCCAGCACGTCGTCGTCGCCCGTGGACAGCTCCAGGAGGCCGTCGAGGTAGATGGCGGTCACGACGCCGACGGAGATCGCCGGGTCGCCGGCCAGGGCCACCTCGTCGCCGATGTGGACGAACCACAGCGGCTTCGGCTCGCGGGGGTCGCCCTGGACGTAGCAGGGGTGGGTGATGGTTCCGCCTTCGGTCATGGTCAGGCCGCCTTCGGTGCGGTGATCCAGTCGACGGCGGCGCGCAAGGCGTTGGCCACCTTGTCGGCCAGGTCGGCGTTCATCTGCTGGGGCAGCTGGACGTCGATGCGGTCCTCTCGCCAGCCGGCGACGGATGTGGTCTTGATCTCTCTGCTGTCTGCCATCAGGTCCTCTCGGTGGTGGTGGCGCGGCGGGTCTGCTGCGCTTGGATGCGGCACGCCCGGCAGCGGCGGATGTTTCGCCTCAGGTCGGACGGGTAGTACTCGGCCGGTGCCTTCGGCTGGCCGCAGGTGCGGCAGGGGATCGTGGCCGTGGTGGGGCCGTGGGTGAGCCGGTGGATCACGTCGGCCAGGGGGTCGAGCGGGGCGGTCATGCTGTCGCCTCACGGGCAAGTTCGATCCACCACGTCGGACTGAGAGCGAGCCAGTCGCCCTCATGGCCGCGCTGCCACACGGCGACCCCATCGCCATAGCCCGACTCCCACGACGCATCGGGGTAGTTCTCCTGGTCGAGCAGCGCCACGGCGTAGACGGCGGCGTTGACCTTGTTGCGGCTGTACCACGCCCGCTCGCCGGGGCAGGTGACACGGAACGCCGCGCGACGGGCCCCCATCACTGCCCCTCGCCGTGATTCATCACTGCGATGGAATGGCTCTTATCCATGACTGATGAGATTTCGGCGGGGATCATCGGGATCATGGCTCGAGCCTTTTCAGACGGTCGATCTCCTCGGCAGCCCTGAGCAGCAGGTCACGGATCACGAGGCGCTGGCCCCGAGTCACCAGACCGCGATCTAGGACTAGCTGAGCCTCACGCTGCAGGTGGCCGATCAGATGGTCTGTGGTGAAAGGCAGGGGGGGCTCGTCGTTGCCCTCGGCGTCCGTCGACTTGGCGTAGTGGTGGTCCCACTCACCGGCCGCTATCACCGCATCGAAGGTACGTTCCCCGGTCCAGCCGCAGGAGCAGCAGGGGTAGAGGCCACCACCGGCAGCCAGCCGTGCACCGATCGTGAGCTTGTGGTGGGTGGTCGCCTTTGACCGGCGTGTCAGTAGATACGTCGGGACTCGACCGGGGTCGTATTCGTAGGGCTCCAGCCGTGCGATCCCGTCGTCGCCCCACACGACTTCCTGAAATGGCTGGCTGGTGTCTTCCATCAGGTCTGGGGTGGGGCACGTGTCGGCGTGGTCCTCGATGCCGCCACAGCTCGGGCACCGCCCATGCGTCACGGACGACCGGTGCGGGCCGGCGTGACCGTCTGGGTTCAGGCACCCGAACGTCTCGTGTCCAGTGATGCCCTCGGAGTTGCAGTAGGTCAGCGGCATGCGTGTGCCTCCAGGTGGCGGCGTACGTGGAACCGGGCGCCGCGGCGGCAGCGGTGGGGGGCGGGCACGTGGGCGGGCAGTAGCCGCCAGTCGGCCGGGTCGTCGCGGGTGGGGCCGGCGGGCCGGTAGACGGTGCTCGTCATGGCCAGCCGGAGCAGCTCGGCGTCGAGGTCGGCGGCCGTGGATGCGAGCGCCGGGGGGTGCCCGGTGAGCGCCTTGGCCCGGCCGCTCACGGCGTCGCCTTCTGGTGATGGCGCGAGTGGAGCTGGCGGCCGCGGGCGTACCCGGTGCCGGGGGCAGGTTCCTGCCACGTCGGGCAGCCGGTGCAGCGGGCGGTGCGCTGGTAGTCCCGCTCGGGCGGGTGGTCAAAGTAGAGGTGGTGGCCGATGGCGTCAGCGGGGAAGCTCATGTCCTCACCTCGTCGGCGATGGCGTAGCGGCGGCGCACGGCCCGGACACGGACCACAGCGGGCCGGTCGTCGATCTCGACGTTGTAGGTGTGGCCGACCTGGAGGCGGTTGCACCAGGGGGTGGGGATGGCCCAGGCGCCGCCGTTGAGCCGGTCGTCGGGGTCGAGCTGGTAGGCGGTCATCGGTCGATCACCACCCACCCGGCCACGAGCAGCATGTAGGCCATGAGCACGGCCCCGGCTGAGCGGGCGCCCAGGGCGATGACGTGGGCGGTGGTGATGGTGAGCAGGGTTAGGGCCAGGCCCACCAGGAGAGCGCCAGGATGGCGGCCCAGAGGGCCAGGGTGGCGAGCAGCACGAGTCCGCACCCGGCTGCTCTGGGGTTCACTCGTGCGGGCCATCGTCGGCCCCTTCCCGCTCGGCAACCTCGTCCATGTGCCGCAGCCAGTGCTCGGCTGCTGGGCCCTGGCCGGCGTCCGGTGGGCCGGCCCAGCCGCAGGAGCACTCGGTGCGCCACTCGTCGCGCACGGCGTGGGTCTTGGCCGGGTCGCTCGGCAGTAGCCGGATGTCGTGGCTCATCGCTGCCGCCGGTCGTCGATGGCGATGCCAGGGTCGCTGATGGCGGCCACCACCTCGTCGGCGGTCACGTCGGACACGTCGCCCCGCAGGTGGGAGTCGGCCACGAGGCCCTGGGCGTAGCCGGCGCCCCACCACCATTGCAGGTGGCAGCGGCCGGGGTTGTCGGGGTTGGGGTCGATGACGAGGCGGAGGTAGTGGCGGCGGCCGGTGCCGCTACAGCGGGTGCAGGTGTGGCCGAGCTGGCCGCCCTTCCCGGAGCAGTCGAGGCAGCGCTCGTTGGGGGCGATGCCGGTCATGCGTCGACCAGTCCCAGGTGCTTGGCCAGCAGCTCCCCCTGGGCGGCCCGAGCGGCGTCCCAAGCGGCGTCCCCAGCGGCGTCCCGAGCGGCGGCCCGAGCGGCGTCCCGAGCGGCGTCCCAAGCGGCGGCCCGAGCGGCGGCCAGGGCGGCGGCCCGAGCGGCGTCCCCAGCGGCGGCCCGAGCGGCGGCCCGAGCGGCGTCCCGAGCGGCGTCCCGAGCGGCGGCCCGAGCGGCGGCCCGAGCGGCGGCCCGAGCGGCGGCCCAAGCGGCGTCCCAAGCGGCGGCCCGAGCGGCGGCCCGAGCGGCGTCCCGAGCGGCGGCCCGAGCGGCGTCCCGAGCGGCGTCCCCAGCGGCGGCCCGAGCGGCGTCCCCAGCGGCGTCCCAAGCGGCGGCCCGAGCGGCGGCCCCTATCTCACCGTTGGCGTAGAGACGGGCCGCCTCGATGGCTTTGCGGGGCCGGTCGTCGTTGGGGTGGGCGGCCTCGTACAGCGGCAGGACGGCTTCGGCGCAGTCGGCGGCGAACAGTCTGGCGGTGCGGTCCGTCCAGTCGAGCTTGCGGATCAGGCGGGCCCGTTGGGCGACGGTCTTGTCGTCGTCGTCAACGGTGGTGCCGTCGATCTCGACGACCCAGATGTCGTTGCTGGTGTCGGGGAGCCATTGGAGCATCTGGGTGGGGGTGCAGACGTGCCAGCCCTGTTCGCAGGGAATGGGGTTGATGTCGTGGGTCCAGGTGCCGGGTTCGGGCCAGGTGCCGGTGCCACCGTTGATGGCTTGGCGTTCTGGGCCGAGGGCTTTCAGGTAGATCGTGGTCATGGGTTCCGCCTTCATGCTGCGTTCGGTGGGGTGGGCCCGGCCGGCCGGTTCCGAGGCGAGGGCATGGCCGGCCGGGCCGTGGGGGCCACCCCGGGGGTTCCCGTGCCCGGGGTGGCGTGTGATGCCGGCCGGCCCGCAGCGATATGGCTAACGCTGCTATGGAGGTTGTGGGCCGGCCGGCGGTTAGGGCCACCACCCACCGCTGCGGGCGGCGTGTGGTGGGTGGTGGCCACGGGGGTCGCTGCGTTGCGGGCCCCCATGCTCGACGGCGCCTCGGTGTGGGGGCGCTTGCGTCGGGCGAACTCGTGGACGGTGGCGGTCACGGCTGGACCTCATAGCCGGCGCCCGTGAGTGCCGCGTCGTGGTCGAGCCCACCCCGGTAGCTGCCGTCCAGCTCACCCCAGCTCACGACCTCGCCGGCCTCGTTGCCTGGGAAGATGTACGTCTCGGGGCCGGAGTACGGGACCACGGCGGCCGACACGACGAGGTAGTCGGTGCTGTTCTCGTCGGGCTCAGACCAGGTGCCCCAGGTGGCCGGGGGCTCGACCCGGTAGAGCTTGGCCGTACCGGCGAAGCCTTCCAGGTCACGGACGTATGTCGCCGTCTTCCTGGTGGCGGTCACGGCTGCGGCTCCAGGTCGAATTCGCCGGCTCGCACCCCGGCCACGAAGGCCCGCCACTCGTCGGGGGTGAAGCTGAGCACGGGCCCGTCGGGGTTCTTGGAGTCGCGGAGCAGGATGGCGACCTCGGCGCAGTTGCCATCTGCGCTGCACGCTGTGGCCTTGGTCCACTCCACGCAGGTGTTGGAGTCGCATGTGCTGGCCTTGCGCCACCCGGTCATCGGGTTGCCCGGAGGTGTGCGAGGTCCCGGCGGGTGCGTGCCCGGGTGGCGGCCATGCGAGCCCATTCGATGGCGCCGATGATGGTGGCGGCGGCCACGGTGAGGGCCAGGGCGGCGATCATGCTCCGAACCAGCCGATGATGGTGACGTCAGTAACGTCTACGTCGGTGAGTCGGTGGACCGCCGTCGCTATGCGTCGCCAGCTGGTGCCGGTGGCACGTTCCGTGGTGACGTAGTGGGCGAGATCTTGGCCGGTCCTCTCGACCATGATCTCGTCGATGAGCTGGTGCTTCGCCGTGCGAGCGTCCGTCGATGCCATGGTTCATCAGAATGATGGATACTGATAAAACTGTCAAGCCTGTCGTGTCCATCCCATCAATCTGACAGAACTGGCAACACAGTTGCAACCCATCCACAGGACGTCCGCAGTCGTCCACAGGGAGACCTACCCATCGCTGTGATGGGGCTGCCGCCGCGACAACTCAGCCGGACCTTGGACCTTCTCGCACGCATGCGGGACTACAGCGACGGAGAACTCTGGGAGCGCACAGGCCGCTTCGTCGAGATCAACCACGTGCTGCACCTGATCCTGACGGTGCTGACGTGCGGGCTGTGGGCGGTCGTCTGGATCATCATGGCGCTGCGCCGGGGCCAGGCGAAGACGGTCACCCTCTACGGCAACGCCTAGACGCGGATCGGCCGGCCCCCACAGGAAGGCCGGCCGTCCGTGCACGAGGGTCAGGCGGAACCAGATGCCCGCCCAGACTACCTCACCAGGTCACAGGGTGGCTAGCACGTGGAACACGCCACCGAAGATCCGGTCGAGGCCGCCCGTGGTGGCGGTGAGGGCCCACGAGTAGGCGCCGGGGGTGAGGGCCAGCTCCCCAGCCGACCACGAGATGGTGACGTTGGGGGTCCCGGTCGGCTCGACCCCGGCCCCGACAGCGCCGACGATCCCCGAGGTCTTGGTGAGCAGCACGGAGCCGGGCAGGCCCACCTTGAACGAGTAGATGTAGCCGGAGCTGAAGTCGATCAGGGTGCCGTCGTCGTCGAGCAACCACAGCTTGAGGGCGGGGCGTTCGGCCCCGGTGTAGTAGCGCAGTGGGCCGCTCATCGGTTCTCCCTTACGGTCGCGGTGTGGCCGGTGTCCCGGATCGTGGCCATGTGCCCGCTGTCGCGGATGGTGAGCGTGATGGCGTTGGCGTCGCCCAGCACCTCACCAGCAGATGGGCCCGGCAGGGTGGTGACCACGGTGATCACGGCAGGCGCCACACCGACACCGACCAGCGGCTGCGGCACCGCCACGAGCGTGGCCACAGCGGCCGGGGTCGGGTTGGCACCGATCACAGCGGACGGCGCCGGCATCGCCACCGTGGCAGCGACCGCAGCGGGGGCGGCCCCGACACCGACCAGGGGTGTGGGGACGGTGGCAGCCAGGGCCAGCACGGCAGCCGTCGAGCCGATGCCGACGGCCGGCTGGGGGATGGTGGTGGTGGTGGTCACGGTGGCAGGGGTGATGGTGGTGGCGGCCCCGGTGGTTGGGGTGGGGACGGCCACCACAGCGGCCACGGCGGCCGGTGCGGCCCCGACATCGACGGCGGGGGCACCGACCGCCACCGTGGCCGCCACGGCGCTGGGAGCGGCCGCCACAGCCACAGCAGGGGCCGGGACAGTGGCCACCGCCGCGACGGCTGCGGGAGCGGCAGCGACGGCGACAGCGGGCTGGGGGATCGTGGTGGTGGCCGAGATCACGGCGGGCTCGGCCGTGGCGCCTCCACCACCGGCTTGCCCGGCCGTCGGTGTCGGCACCGTGGTCACCACCGCGACAGCAGCCGGGGCCGCGCCGACGGACACGGCCGGGGCCGGGGCTGCCACCACGGCCGCCACCGTGGCCGGCAGCACGGTCGCCGGGATCGCCGGTTGGGGCACCGACACGACAGCGGCCACCGTGGACGGCGCCGCACCGACCGACACCGTGGGGGCCGGGGCGGCCGTCGTCGCAGCGACAGCGGCAGGGGTGACCGTGGCACCTCCCGCTGCCGTGGCTGCCGGCATCGACACCACAGCCGCCACCACACCCGGCAGGGCCGTGGCCGGGATGGCCGGCTTCGGCACGGTGGTCGTCACCGCGATCGCGGCCGGGGTCACCGTGGCACCGCCCCCACCGGCGTCGGCCTCCAGCTCGACGGCGAGGGCGATCATGAAGTCGGCGTCGTTGGTGGCCGCTTCGTAGCCCCACGACACCGACGATGCGGTGGTGGTGATCGACGAGATGGCCGACATGCCGGCGTCTCCGGTGGTGGTCGACGTCGACCCCGACACCTGCGCGAAGTTGGCCGGCACCGAATCGTAGGTGTAGGCCGCCGGGCCACCGTGGGCCAGGACCATCAGCACCAGGTTGCCGGACGTGGCGGCCCCGGCGAACGTGCACGTGGCGTCATCGTCCCGGTAGGCGCCGATGTCGTCGTCGGAGTGGACCAGCGTGCCGGTGATCCCGGTCAGCCGGGCGACACCCATCACCGGGTAGTACGTGTTGGCCGAGCCGGTCTGGAAATCGAGGGTGACGTCGAACGTCTCATTGGCGGTGAGCTCGTCCGAGATGATCATGCGCATCTGCGTCGGGAACGACGAGCTCGACAGGGTGTTGTAGGCCGAGGTCGCCAGGGTTGACCACGTCGGATTGTTGGTGGAGGCGTTGTCGGTCACCACCATGTTGTGGGTGGAGCCGTTGCCGTTGGAGTAGGCCCAGCCGACGACGAGGATCCGGTCGCCGGCGTTGAACGACAGGGACGATGCGGTCTTGGTTTGCATCGCCGTGTCGGCGTCGGAGTCGGCGTAGAGCCAGGTGATTGCGGCGGCCATCAGTCGTCGAACCCGGGGAACCGGTCACGCCATGCGGCGGTGAGGAGCGTGTAGATGGTGTCGCGGACCACGAACCGGTTAGAGGTCCGCCAGATCTCGGCCCTCGGGTCCCGTTCGGCGTCGCCCTCCCACCGGGCCCGGGCCTGTTCGGCCAGCGTCGTCCAGTCGACCTCCCGCAGGGCCCGCAGGCACTCGTGGTGGACATGCCACCCGGCCTGATACATCCCCACTGGTTCCGCATCCGCAGGCGCTGCAGGGTGGTGAGGTTGGGCACGGCGGCCAGCACCGCCGCCGCGACCTGGGCGGGCGTGGCCACCGGCTGACCTACGGGGTGTAGTCGAGGGTGAACAGACCCGAGGCGTTGACTTGGATGGTGAAGGTGCCACCAGACGACGAGGCGGCGGTCACGAAATCGAGCAGGCCGACCAGCTCGTCGGCTGTGGTGGCGCCGCCACGGTCGAAGTAGAAGACACCCGCCATTGCGTTGGAGATCGTCGATGTGGTCCACGCCGGGTCGGTGCAGTCGTAGGTCAGGACCCCGCCGGACAGGGTGATCTCGGTGCCGGTCATCACCTGGCCACCAGCGGTGTAGCCGGTGCCAGACACCTCGTTGGCCTCGAGGTCCGACCAGAAATCATGGGTGGTGAAGTCGGGTGTGGCCGAGTCGGTGATCATCGCCATCTTCACGGCGGTGTCGGACTCCAGCGACAGGCCCACGGTGTCGATGAAGAACTTCTCCAGGGTGAGACCGAACAGCCCGGCAGCGGTTACGGCCATGTCAGTTCACCCCTGCGCTGGTCTCGATGGTGGCCGGTCGGGCCTCGCCCTCACCCACCGGGTAGCCCTCCCGCATGGTGCGGTAGGTCTGGCGGGCCTCCCGGACGGCGAGCTTCAGCTCGGCGCTGGGGCCCTCGGACGTGGTCTTGGCTGCGGCGAGCTGTTCCTCCAGCTCGGCCACGGCCAGGGCGGCACGTAGTTCGTCAGCGCTGGGCATCGGCTCTCCTGATCTTCATGCGGATGGTCTTCGGGCGCACGATGGCGTCGAGGGTGTGGTCGTGCTCGACCTGGGTGACGGTGCCCGAGTCGTCGACCGACACCCGCACCCGTTCACCGGAGGGCAGGGTCACGATCCGTTCCCGGGCCACGTGCTTGCGGGGCCCGAGCAGGGTCACGCCCTTGGGTGGAGTCCACAGCGGTGCCACCTGGCCAGCATAGTCAGTCGTAGACTATTCGGCCGTCACCGGCCCCGGACGGCCCGGGCCAGGGCGGCCACGGCCGACGGGCCACCCAGCGCGACGCTGAGCCCGGCCACCAGGGCCCAGGCGTCAGCATCGAGACGGCCGTCGAACACGTCAGCGGCGACAACGATGACGAGGAATCCGAGCCCGGCGGCCCGGAGCCATGATGGCGGCGGCGGATCGGTGATCGGGGCGGTCACGGGGCGCCGTGGCGGTGACGCAACCACAGGCGCAGGGCGTGGACCAGCCAGGCCACCGCAGCCCCAGCCACGGGGCTGAGGATGATGGGCAGCTCGGGCACCACTACCGGCCCCGGAAACTCGACGATGCCGGGCGGTTCTCTTTCACCTGGTAGCCAGTACCGGCGACCGACCCGACGATGGCGAGGATGGCGCCGATGGTCTTGAGCACATCGACCAGCGTGGTCGGCACACCGTTGGCACCAATCACCACCGCAGCGGCCGACACGAGTGCGGCCAGGGTGGCGAACACGACCTTGCTCGATGGAATCTCCATGGGGGTCTCCTTGGCTATGCGGGTGCGATGACGATGGTGTAGGCCCGGCCGTACTCGCTGGCCGACAGGGTGAAGGTGTCGGGGTCGTCCGACGCCGAGGTGTACTGGCGGTAGGCGACACCGAGCGTGGCGCCGCCGCCGCCGCCGTTGGTGGTGACGTGCTGCTCGCCGGTGTAGTTCGTCGGGTAGCCGGTCACCGTGTCGTTGTCGCCCCGGACGGCGCACGCAGCGATGAACAGGTTGTCGTCGGAGCCCCACCCGGCGGTCACGCTCGGCGGGTTCGGGTTGGCCGTCGTGGCAGCGCTAGCCACGGCCACCGTGTAGTCGGTGCCGGCCACTAGGCCGCCGGAGTTGTTCGAGATGCGCTGCACGATGAACACCCCGGCGTTGCTGGAGCTGGTGGTGGCCGAGATCGATGAGCCCTCGGAGCCGGTGGCGATCTTGCCGTACACCGCAGAGCGGCCCGGGCTGGCAGTGTTCGACGACAGGGCCGTCCACCCCGACATGCCGGTGATGGTGGTGTCGGCGTTGAACATGAGCCACGCCAGCAGCAGCTCGCCCGGCTCGTCGAGGCCGTCCAGCAGCACCGAGTGCGAGGTGCCAGGGGCGTTCGTGGCCGACTTGGTGGTGGACTCCACCACCGGGTGCGTGGGGGCCGGCGGGGCCGGTACCGGGTCGGTGGCCCACGGTGACGCTGGGGTGGTGGTCAGCCGGAGCTCGTGCTCGAACAGGTTGATCCGCTCGGTCCAGCCTTGGACGAGCTGCTCGATGGCGGGGGCGGCGGCGCCGAGGGCGGTCTCGAACGGGTTGGAGATCTCCACCAGGTCACCCAGCGACATGTCGAACACCGTCGCCGTGAGCGCCGCATCAGCGGCCGGGGCGGCGTGCTGCAGGCCGATCGTCAGGTTCGAGATCCGGGCCTCGTCCACGCTCGACAGGGCCAGGTAGCCCTCGGCCAGGTACGGGAGGGCGGTGTCCGACCACAGGTTCACGTCCACCGTCGTCTGGTAGCGGCCGGCCCCCGTCGGCGGCTCACTGATCGACATGACCGAGGCGTCGTCGAGCACGGCCCGGGCTGTCGCGCCCGACTGGTTGGTGAGGGTGATGTCGTTGGCGAAGCCCTCGTCGTCCCGGTCCAGGTCGATGGAGCGGGCCACGTCACCGGCGGCGTAGTCCAGGGCCACGATCACGGGCTGGCCGATCATGGACGCCCGGTTCCGGTACCCGACAGCCACCGTCTCCCGGGACTCGTGCAGGATGCCAAGGTCGGTGGCGGCGCAATCCTCCAGCAAGCCCATCAGGGTGCCGGGCCGCTGAGACCCCATGGCCTGGCTGTCCGACGCCGAGCCCTCGATGCGGGTGGCGATCCCCTCCTCCCGGCACAGCCGCACGATCCGGCTGATCGCCCGCTCACCGTTGTAGGCGTTCAGCTCGTCGTACAGCTCGGTCGTGGGGGTGACGTTGTTCTGCAGGGTGACGTGCCCGATCGCCCACTCGTCGAGGTTGGCGTCCTTGTTGAACTTGATCTGTGTCACCCGCCCGGGGGCGCCGGCCACGGCGTTGGTCACCGTGACACCGCCCGGCACACCACCGGCGATCTGCGCCTGGAAGTCGATGTCGACGTTCGACCCGTTGGTGGAGATCGCGAGCGACACCCGGAACGCCTGCCCGGTGGCGGCGAACCCGATCGCCCCGCCGGTGTAGACGAGGGTGCCGCTCGAGTTGTAGGCGAGCAGGCGCATGTTCCCGCCCGATGAGTCCTGCCATTGCACGATCCAGGTGTGGCCGGTGGTCGAGATCCGGCAGATCTCGAACCAGGCCGCGGCCGAGCTGGCATCAGAGGGGATGTGCTGGAGCCAGCGGAGCTGCCACTCGGTGGTCGGTGAGTAGGTGTCGACGTTGGCGGTCAGCACGGCATCGCCCAGCGTGGGCAGGGCCTCGGAACACTGGAACCCCCGGTAGGCGCCCGTCGTGGGGGTGTCACCGGCGATCGTCATGGGCCCGCCACCGACCGCAGCACCGAACGCCGTCAGGTCCCGGCCCGACTCCTCCATCGGCCAGTAGGCCACGAGGTCGGACCCGAAAGCGTTGTTCGCCTGGGCCAGCAGCCCGCGACGTAGCGACGAGTCCAGCCGACGGTTCCCCTGCCGCAGCCGGCGGAACAGGCCCGTGGCCTCCACCGGGGCCCACACGTCGGACCCGTCGATGTTCCACCGGGTGGGGATCGACGACAGCTCACCGTGGAACCGCCACAGCATGTTCGTGATCCGCCCGCCCGACCCGATCGTCCATGTGCGGCCGGCCGAGTCGACCCACGAGGTGTCGCCCACAGTCTGGTCGTTGAACGCGGCGGCGGCCACCAACGACGCACCGTCTCGCATCTCGAAGTCGTAGATCCGGCCGGGGAACGGGATCCGGGAGTCGCCGACGTGGCCACCGACCTTGAGCGGGGCCGTGGTGGCGCTGATCGTCGTCGCCCCGACCCCGGTGCACGGTGAGCCCAGCTGTGTCCACGAGCCGGCCAGGGTCGACGCTGTGTACCACGTCAGCTCGCCGGTGCTGATGTCGAGCACGAGGCGCAGGGCCCGGTGCTCGTGGCGGAACTCGGCCGGCAGGGCGGCCCCAGAGTCGGCGGTGTCGTACTGCCGGAACGTGCCACCGTTGTCGTACCACCCGAACGCTGCGGTGACCTCCCCGCCGATGTCGTAAATCGACAGGCCCCACCCGGTCGTGCCGGTCGTCTTGTGCACGAGCCGGGTCAGGCTGCCGCCCTCGTTCGTGTCGACGAAATCCCGCTCGGCCTCGAACTCGATCCGCAGATCAAGGTCGCCGGACGGATCCAAGCTGGCATGATCCGGCGTCGAGGCCAGGTCGTACGACACCTCGGTGGGGGCCATGTGGACTTCGCCCCGGCCGACACCGACCCGGCACGGGATATTGCGCCGGAAGTTGCCGTAGTAGGCGCCATCGGGATTGTCGGGGGACCAGCGGCCGTCCCGGTTGTCGAGGGTGAACGACGCCCGGGATGGGTCGGCGATCGCTGCCCAGTTTCGGCGGCCGTGGGCGATGTTGACCGCCCGGGCGTGGCGGACACCGTTGCCGGTGTCGACGGCGTTCACCCAGGCGCCGTCGATGAACAGGCCCACCTCGATGTCGAGCGGATCCTGCGGCCAGGCCATCTAGCCGAACACCACGTCCAGGTTGCCGCCCCGGTTGCGGATCGACTTGCGGAGCAGGCCGAGCAGCAGGTCGCCCACCTCGGACCCGTCCGAGGTGATCTCCAGCTGGGCCACACCACCACCGCCGCCGATGCCCATACCACGCAGGCGTGACAGCGGAGCAATCACCTCGGGATCAGTGGCCGCGCCGGGGTTGTCGCCCACGACAGCCAGGGTCGGCCCGAACGCCAGGCCACCCGAAGCGAACTTCGGGATCCGGTTGGTGGCCAGGTTGCGGGCCGGGCCGCCGATCGAGGGGATGTCGGCAACCCCTGGGATACGGCCGACCGTGTTGTTGTAGACGGAGATCAGCCGGTTCAGTTGGCTCTCGACCTGGGAGACGATCGACGACAACGAGCCCGACAGCCCGTTCCACAGGGTCGCCAGGTTGGCCCGGATCGGGGCCGTGGCGGCCTGCACGTCAGCCCAGATCGACCCGAAGGCGGCAGAGACGACCTGCTTGATGGCAGCCCACGCGGCCGACCAGTCGCCCTGGAGGACGGCGGTCCAGAACTTCATGACGCCGGAGATGTACTGCAGGCCGGTGGTGATCTTGGCGGACACCCAGTCCCACACCTCGGTCACGATCGTGCGGAACGTCTGGTTGGTCTCCCACAGGTGCTGGATGCTGTCGACGGCCATGTTGAACGTCTCGACCCACCGGGCGATGTAGGCGGCGATCAGGACGTAGGTGTCGGCGATGGTCTGGCCGACCTGCTCGATGAGCGGGATCAGCTCCCGCCACACGGTGTGCCAGTCGATCTCCTCGGCGATCTCTCTGCCGTTGGCGATCAGCTCGTCCAGGGCCGGCTTGAGGTCGTTGTTCCAGGCGTCGGCCAGCTGGCCGAAGGCGTCCCGGATGGCCAGGGCTACCCGCTCGATCGGGGTGCCCTCGTCCTCGGTGAACCCGGTCGTCAGGGCATTCCAGAACTCGGTGGCGGTGTCCTTGATGGTGTCGAAGGTGGGGCCCAGGTTGTCGCGCAGGATGCCGACCAGGTTCTCGATACCGGGGATGACGGTGCCGCCGACGAACTCGGTCAGCTCCATCAATGCGCCACGCTTGAACGACTCGATCTTGGTGCTGGCGTTGTCGTAAGCGACGTTCAGATCGTCGGTGGCCCCCTCCACCTCGCCGAGACGGTCCACGGCCGAGGAGACGTCCAGGTTGCTGAGCGCGGCCTGCATGTCCTCGGACTGGGTGCCGAACAGCGCCGTAGCGACGTTGTTCCGCTCCAGCGGGTCCTCGATCTGCTTGAGCGCGTCGAGCACATCGTCGAAGGCTTGCTTCGCCGAGTCGCCACCAGCAGCCACGTTCGCCATGGCCGTCTCGGCGTCGATGCCGAGCAGCTCGAACGCTTCCCGGGTGAGGTCGCTCCCATCCTTGGCCCGGATCCCGAACTCCTTGATGGCATCGGCCACCTTGTCGGCATCTCGGGCGCCGGCGTCGAGGCCCTGGACCATGAGCCCAGTGGCCTCGGCACCGGTGATGCCCAGGGCGGCGAAGTTGGTCGAGTACTCCTGGAACGTCTCGGCCAGGTCGCCCGCCTTGTCGGCACCCTGCTGGATGCCACGGGTCATGACATCGAGCGCTTCCTCAGTGGAGTCGGCGATACCGCTCCGAACCATCGACTTGACCGCTTGGGTGGTCATGTCGAGGTCCTGTTCCATGACGTCAGCGAACGTCATCACCAGTCCAGTGATCCGCTCGATGTCGGCGTCGACGGCGTCCTCGGGGATCAGCCCGTTCTGCCACACCCGGCGCAGGGCGTCGCCGGTGTCGGCCACCGACTCACCGAACCCGGCCACGTAGAGGTCACCGGCGATCTTGCCCATGTCCTCACCGAACTGGCCGCCGCCGAGCTGGGCCGACAGCTTGTCGGTCACCACCTCCAAGTCCATGGCGTCGGCGAACCCCTTGGCCAGCAGTCCAGCACTGGCGATCCCGACCGTGGCTATCCCGGCGGCGATCTTGCCGCCGATCCCGTCGAGGAACGAACCACCCGAATCGTCGCCGGCATCCTCGAACGAGTCCGACATCCGCTTCCCGGAGTCGGCTACGTCATCGGCCGCCTTGTCGGCCGCCCGCTTGAGCCCGACGTCCTTGCCGTCCCACGTGACGGTGAGCTTCCGTTCACCCGCCACGGACCCACCTCGCTGCCGCCTCTTCGAGCACGTCCTCCCACATCTTCTTGATCCGGCCCGAGTTGGCCCGGATCGTCGGCCAGAAGAAGTAGCCCTGCGTGCCCAGGTGGGGGCGGAACTGCTGAGTGGTCGACCGGCCACGGCCACCGAACTCGGTACCGAGGGCCATGTTCCCGGCCCGGCTGCCGCGCCCACCGCCGCCGAGTGAGACGCTGTTCTTCTGGGACTTGATCGTGCCGGCCACCTTCTGCTCGGCACGGGTCGACGCCGCTGCTTTGGTGGCGCCGGCCACGAACCGGGCGATCTCTCGCACCTGGTCGTCAGACTCGGCCTTCACGTCCTTCGGGAGCTTCTTGAACGCCCGGATTGTCTCGCCCAGCCCGTCGATGTAGAGGTCGGATCGGATGCCCCTAGCCACGGTTCTTGGCCTGCTCTCTCAGCTCATCCTCGAAGGTCATGATCGTCACCTCATCTGCGTCAAGCCCCCAATCGGCCGGCCCCGTCCTCGTCGCGATGGCTAGCTGGACGAGTCGTCTCCCGACGGAACCGGCGGGGTAGGGCCCGCCGACAGCTTCGTGTTGGCAGTCATCTCCTCGATGTCGATGTCTTCGACCTGATCGCAGAACTCATCGAACGACAGGCCCGTCTTCCCGGTGCGGTGCAACGGCCGCCAGGCCATGAAGCAGTAGTGCTCGAGGCCGGCCTGTTCCTTCTGGAGTTGCGGGGCACGGATACCGAACTGCCGCTCGAGCGCAACGAGGTCGCCGGGAATCATCTTCACGTCGACGTAGGTGGTCCCGTCGGTCATCACGACCCGGGCCACCTTCACGTTGAGCATCATCAGCTGGTCGCCCGTGTCACCGCACCAGAGATCGGCCAGGTGAGCTGCTGGCCGGCCAGGTCACCCACGTCACCAGCGATCGGGGTGAAGGTGGACACCAGCGCCGAGAACGTGTAGTTCGGATTGGTGGCCCCGACCGACGCCGACGTGGGCCGCACCTTCATCGCGGTGACCGTGCCGAACAGGGCCCACAGCCGATCGTCGACCGTGGTGCTGGCGAAATCGTCGTTCCAGGTGATCCGCACATTGCCCGACTTGAGCCCGCCGATCACCTCCCGCCAGCCACCGGAAGCGAAATCGGTGGTGTCGAGCTCGGACGATTCGATCGACAGCTCGACCCCCTTCGCGTACTGGGACATGTCGACGCTGTTCATCTCGATGAAGCAGCTGGTCAAGGCGAGCACAGCCATGGGTTGGGTCCTTCCTGGTTAGGCGATGACGGGGGTGATGCCGACGGCAGCGGCGAACCGCATCGACGGGTTGGTGCCGGAGATCGTGTAGGACACCCGGTAGCGGTCGTCGGGGGTGATCGCCCCGGAGATGACCGACAGCGAGCTGGTGGGCGCCGCCACCGGGCCGACGGACAGCACCGTCGTCGGTGACCCGAACCCGGCCCCGTCGTCCCGCTGGATGGTCACGGTGAGCTGCGGTGAGGCGTCAGCCGACACGGCCAGGATGTGGATGGCGGCCACCAGCTTCCGTGTGGAGGCCACCGTGCCGAGCACCACGGCCGTCCCGGTGCCGGAGCTCGTGCGCAGCACGTTGGCCGGGTGGATCAGCGCGCCCCGGCCCACCACCCCGTCGCCCCACATGTCGGTCGAGAACGGGGCCACCTCGCCCTCGTCGCCGAACATGGCCAGCGAGCCCCGCTTCACCCCACCGATGTAGGCGGTCGACCCGTCGTCCTTGGTGGCCGTGATCGTGAACGGCACCTGTGAACCGCCCAGCTCGGTGAACAGCTGCGAATCGAAGTTCAGAGCGCCGGTCTCGATCACGTCGGCGTCGTAGTGCCCGGACAGGGTCGCCATCGCCGACTTGCGGCCGGCAATCACCTCGGTCCAGCCGCTCGAGTTGAAGTTCGTCACGTCGAGCGCAGCGGCTTCCAGCTCGAAGTTGACGACGTTGGCCCGGGGGGTGAGCCGGACAGGGCCGGCCAGGATCTCCGGGTCGGTGAATGCGAAGACGGCCATCTATGCCTCCGTGCCGGGGCCGGCGATGTCGAGGGTGAACAGGGCGGAGATCAGGGGCACACCGGCCGACATCCACGGCTCGAACTGCACCGACGTGGGCCGCACGAACGAGCACGACTGCCAGTCGTGGAGGTAGAACACCCGCTTGATCGACTGGGCGCCGTCGCCGTCGCAGTAGCCGGACAGCAGGTCACGGGCGGCCCGGGCGTAGACGTTGCCGGCCACGATCCGCAGGCCACCGTTCGGCATCCGATCCAGGCCCCGCTGGAACGCCTCGTCGAACAGGATCTCTTCGGGGTACATCACCAGCGCCGCCGGAGGCGTCGGGTTCTCGTCGGGCCACCGGTACACCCGCAGCCCCGGGATCTGGGCGGCCACATCCCCGATCTCGTCCATGACCAGATGGAGCTTCATCCGACGTAGCTCCCGCGGCGCCGGTAGCTGGTGAGCATCACCTCTACGTCGGGGTGGACCTTGGCGAGCAGGCGCATTTCGTTGCCCTGATCGGGGGAGCCGGCCACCCCGAACGGGGCATTCCGGTCGGCGAACAGCCTCGAGGCCTGGAGCAGGCAGGCGTTCTTGATGGTGTCGGGCACTGCCGTCCAGCCCCATGTGGCGGTCACCGCTACGGTGGGCGGCCCGGAGCCGAGCGGGTCGGGGGTGGCCGACGCCATGGCCACCCGCTCCCACGGCCGGCCCCGCTTGTCGGCGTCCCGCTCGTACAGCCGGTAGGCGCTGGCCGACAGGGCTGAGCCGGCCACGGTGACCACGAGCCCGGTGGTCGTCATCACGTCGTCGATGTCGGCCACCCACAACCCGAGCCGCTGCGACCACGAACACTCGAACGTGCGCACCTCGGTCGAGGCGGTGACCCCGAACTGCCGGTCCGTGGCGCGGTCGATCGCCCGGCTGGCGGCCTCAATGGCCAGCTCCAGCTCGACGTCATCCACGTCATCGCTGATCCTCCGGTAAGCCTGGAGCTCAGGGACCGTGCAGTACGGGGGCGCCCAACTCACGACGCCTCGGTGTCGGCCTTCGGTGTGCGCTTCACCTTCGGCCCATCACTGGCCGCCACCACCGGCGGCGGAGACACCGGAGTCCCGGGCACGGTCGCCCGCACCTCGGCCGCCACGGGGGCGAACAGGTGCTCGCGGCCGGCCACGATCGGGTCGTCAGAGCTGAACAGGTCGCCCTTGGCCACATCGGTGGGGCCGGGCGCCATGAATGCTTCCTTGGCCCGGAGAATCTCTGCCATCGGTTGCCTTTCGGTAGGGGTGCCTGCTGGCCCGGCGATGACCGAGGGGCCGGGCCAGCAGGCGAACAGGGCTAGGCCGTGGTCGGGATCGACAGCACCCGGAAGGCGTTGTCGTCGATCGACTCGGCCCCGGTCCGCAGCCAGCCGAGCAGGCCACGCTGACCGGACGGCCGGTTGTTGCTGGTGTGCAGCAGATGCGGCACCAGCTCCACCTGCATGCCAACCCGATCGACGATCAGATACCTGGACCAGTCACCGACAACCAAGATGAAGTTCGTCTCGGTGGCCGCGGCGTTGATGTCGAGGGCGTCGTCCATGGCGCTGGCCTCGTGCGCGCCCCAGCCGAGCAACCGCTCCGGGGTGCCGTCACCCAGCTGGGTCCACAGGCCACCACCGCCGCCGGTGTCGAACTGGCGGATCCGGTTGAACGTGCCGAGCGCCGCCACCCAGTTGGCCTGCATGTTGGACCGCCGGTACCGGGGCGGGAGCTGGCGCTGCAGGTTGTAGACGTCGGCCAGGGCGAACGTCTCGGTAGTGCCGGGCAGCACGACGGACGAACCGCCGGTGAGCTCCACCTCGATACCGGTCGGCTGGCCGGAGCCGGTGCCCTTGATGTGGGCGGTCGCCTCCAGGTTGTCCCGGGCGTCGACCATCGCCTCCCGCAGGTCGGACTCGATGCCGGCCCAGTCGCCCTCGATCTCCACGGAGAACGGGACGAACACCTGCATCTTGTGGACCGGGATCGACGGCTGAACCAAGGTGATGGCGTCGTCCGACACCTCGGCGGCCTCGGCGTCCCAGCTCGCGGTGGCCCCAGCGGAGGTTACGCCGTTCCAGGCGTTGGTGGTGATCTGGACCTTGCGGGCCAGGTTCCGAATCGGGTTGGTCGCCGAGTTGTTCGTCAGGACCACGGTCGGGTCGAGGGTGAACGGCACGGCGTAGCCGCCGCTGGCCGAGGTGAGCGACTGGGCCCGCATCGCCGCGGCCATGGCCTGGCGCTCGGAGTCGTCGAGCGACCACGTCTGGCCAGCCAGCGTCTTGAGGAACGCCGAACGGTAGGCGGGGCTGCCGGTGTGGAGGAACAGCGAGGCCACCTGGCCGGTGTCCCGCACGTTGCGCAGGGTGGCGGCGGCGGCGTCGAGCGCCCACCGCTCGCTGGTCTGGTCCGACTCGATGGCGGTCAGGGCCCGGGCCCGGAGGTCGTGGGCCGAGGTGTCCATCCGCAGCGAGCTGAGGTCGTACGGGTCGCCGGCCCGGTTCACACCGGGGGTGCCGAACCGGTTGGACCGGCGGGCGGGCGGGGTCGTGTCGTCACCGTCGAGCACGGCGTCGGCGTCGGCGATGGCGGCCAGGCGCCGCTCGGCCGTGGCGATCTTGTCGCGCAGGGCGGCGGCCTCGGTCTCGGCGGCATCGAAGCGGGCCACGGCATCGTCGGCCATATCCCAGTCGTCGCCTGCATCATCGGGCGGGGTGGTGAGCGACCGCATCTCGGCGACCAGCTCACGGAGTCGAGCGCGAAGCTGCTCCAGATCCATGGGGTTCTACCTTTCGTCGTATCCGGCCAGCACGGCCCGGCGGGCCAGCAGGCGATGGCGGCGAGGCGAACCATCCGAGTGGGTCGAACCCGGGTCGGCGGCACTGCTGGCGGGCGCCCCTGCCTCAACGGGGGCGGTGCCTGGCCCTGAGGGTTGGCCGGCGCCACCGCCGACCAGCGCGCCACCACCAAGCAGGGCCTCAGCCAGGCGGTGACGATCGACCTCGCTCGACAGATCCAGCGCCCCCAACGATCGGAGGTCGACGGATGTGCCGGCGTAAGCGGGGAACATGACGGGCCCGAGCTCGATCAGCTCGGCCTCGGTCACGGTGCGCAACTCGACGTCGCCGTCGTCGTCACGCTGTTCGGGTTGGGTGATCTCGATCTTGAGGGGCCGGAACCGGATGCTCATGCCGTCGATCTGGTCAGTGGCCAGCGCTTCCCGGAGCGGCTCGAACAGGGGGGCCTCGAAGATGCGGGCGTCGACGTCGAGGCCGGCGTCGGTCTCGGTCAGCTTGCGGAAGTCGCCGATGGGGAGGGACCCGAACAGGGGGTGGGTGCCATGGTCGAACTGGAGCTTCGGGGTCCGCTGCTTGAGGGAGCGGGTGAACGCTCCCTTGCGGAACTGCTCGTCGAACCGGCCCTCGAACCAGCTGTCGATGCGGGTGATCTGGCCGAACGGAACGGCGATGCCCCGAAGGGTCCGGCCGTCGGATGCGCCCCTGGCGCGGAACTGCACATGCCGGGCGATGACGTCCACGCCGCCAGCATAGTCAATCGTTGACTATTGAGCGGGTTGGGGCTACGGGGGTAGCGTGGTGGCCGTTGGCGACTCGGTGGTCGACGCCCGACGCGTGATGCCGGACCGACCTCAAATGGCCCCTTGGCATGGCGGCCAGCCGGGCCGCCCGCTTACTCCGAGCCAGCCGGGTCGACCCCGGTGCCGGGCGGGATGAGCTGCACCGACATCAGGCCGGAGTGCTGGCCCACCAGGACGTCACCGTTGCCGGTGCCAGCGAACGCCACCGCAGCATCGGGCAGGTAGCCGGCACGGATCAGCGTCTCGATCGTCGAGGCCTGGGTCTGGCGGATGTTGGCCTCGTCGCCCTGATCCTCCCGGAGAAAGGCGATGTCCCGATCGTCATACCACAGGCGCACCGCACCACTACGGGGCCGGGTGAGCAGCTTCTCGACAGCGGCAGCAAACGACCGCCACTGCGGCCGGGCCCAGTGATCACCGAACTTCCGGCGAGCCATCCCGTAGTTCGAGTAGGTGGCCGAGGCCAGGCCCTCGGAGAACCCGGCGATGATCGGCGGCACACCCGCCGCGGCGGCGATCCGAGTTTCACCGATGCCCTGGATGCCCTTGAAGTCCATCGACTTGAAGTCGAGACCGACGGCCTGGACCTTGGAACCACCGCCGAGGAACAGGGTCTTGTAGGCGTTCCAGGCGCCCTGGTGGTGGTCGGTGAACTCGTCCTTCCACTTCTTGAACTCGTCGTAGGACACCGTGGCGTCAGGCATCACCACCAGGTTCGGGGTGGCCGCATTCGAGAAGAACGCGCCCTTGTGGGTCGTCGAACCCCGGTCGGCCTGGACGTCGGCCAGGACCGGTGTCAGCCACGACATGCCCCGGTAGCTGGCGTCGGGGTCGGGGATCGGTGACCAGTGGGCCACCTCCTCCGGCAGCAACGGGATCGCCGACTCACCAGTGCCCGGGTTGTACAGGTAGCCGGCCACCTCGGCATCGATCGCCGAACTCACGTCCTGCACGTCCAGCTGGGAGCCGAGCACGATCGTCATACGGTCCGGCCGGAGCCGCCACAGCCGGCCACGATGCAGCCGCAGGTAGAAGTTCCCGGCAAGGGACACGTCCTGCTCGGCCCGCCACAGCAGCTCACCGGTGGTCCCGTTCGGCCACGGCCGCTCGAGCAGGGCGAGGCCTTGGTCGCCGAACAGGGCGCCGGGGCGGCCACGGTCGAGCTGCTGCCACTGGAACCGGGCCTCGGAGAACAACAGGCCCCGGGCCAGGATGCACGAGAACACCGGCCCAGCGGCCCGGTAGGCGCCCGCCACCATCCCCTGGAACGACGTATCCGGGGCCTCGGTGTCGCCACCGCTCATCGTGGTCTGCAGGCCCAGCGGGTAGTTGTGGCCCAGCCAGTTGACCTGCTCGATGAGCTGGTCCAACGACATCCGCCGGGGCTCGGCCGGCACGAGCTCGGCCGCCGGGCGGGGCCGGAGGCGTTCGATCAGTCCCACATCACACCACCAGGGCCAGGCCGACGAGGCCGACGGACACGACGAGCAGGGCGACCGCCCAGCCGAACAGCACGGTGAGCGCCACCGCCGCCCCGACCGCGCCGGCGGCGCCGAGCACCAAGTCGAGGGAACCAGACAGGCGGCTCATGCAACAGCACTCCAGAGGGTCGCCCGCTTCGGTTGCCCGTCGTCGAACTCGTGGCCACGGTTCACCCACGCCCCGATCGCACAGATCGCCAGGTCGATGTGCCGGCGGGACGTCTTCGACGTCTTCACCGGCCGGGCACCGTGAGCGTCGATCTTGAGGACCACGTTGCCGACGTGGCGGGCCAGGGCCCGGTGCCCGTCGTGGGACAGTCCACCGTCGAGGATGGCGGCGTAGAAGTCCTTCCAGGCCGGCACGATCCGAGCCAGCGAGTTGGTCGGCCACTCCATCACCGGGTAGCCCTCGTCGATCAGGTCGGCCGCCGATTTCTGCCACCGGTACGGGTCGAGCAGCAGGCCCCGGACGCCGGCCTCGAAACCCCGCCGCAGGTCGGCCTCAACCGACGTCACCGGGACCCGCCAGTCGGGGCCGTCCAACTCGGTGCGCTCGTGGTGGGTGACGACGAACAGGTGCCCGTCCCGGGTGCAGCCCACCACCCCCGTCGAGTCACCAGCCCACGACCCGTCGAGGAACAGCACGGAGTCGGTCAGCCAGTCGGCCAGGACTTCCTCACCGGAGCCGAACTCGATCAGCTCGGCCGACGATGGGCGGTCGACCTGGCGGGCCTCCCACCGGCCCGTCGGCACCGCCGTCTGGCGGCCCACCTGCCACACGTTCGTGCGCTTGGTCCGGAACTCGGCCTCGTGAGTGCGGGCCACGGCCGACTCGAAGTCCTCCAGCGACACCAGGTCGCCTAGGCCGGGGTTGGCCTCGTTCCACACGGCCGGGTCGCGGTGGTCGACCGGGGCCCCATCGCCCCGGTCGGCCGGCTCCCACCACGAGAAGTAGAACGACGGGTCCGGCGTCTCACCGCTGGCCACCTTCCGGCCGTGCAGATACAGCCGGTAGCACAGCGAGTCGTCGCCGTACCGGTCGGTCGGGTCGCCGGCCGTCGTGATCCCCAACATCAGCGGCTCGGCCCGGGCCCCCATGGCCAGCGCCATCACATCCCACAGCTCGTCGGTCGGCTGGACGTGCACCTCGTCGAACAGCACGAACGTCGGGTTCAGGCCCTCCTTGGTGAACGCCTCGGCCGACAGGACCCGCAGCCGGGTCTCGGTCTTCGGCCAGACCAGCTCGTCACGGAACGTGGTCACCCGGGCCGACAGCTCGGGGTCGAGCTCCACCATCTGCCGGCAGGTCGAGAACACGATCCGGGCCTGGGCCTTGTCGCCAGCGCAGCAGTACACCTCGCCACCGGCCGGGCCCTCGTCGGCGGCCCACAACGCCACCCCGGAGCCAAGGCCGGAGTTGTGCGTCGGCACCAGCCCATCGCCGGCCAGGAACAGGTGCGACGTCGAGTCGACCTCGATGCACCGCGACCGGCCACGGCCGACGGGCTCAACAGCCACGATGTGGCGGCGCTGCGACCGCGTGCGCCGCTCGGGGCGGGCCTTCATTCGCTCGGCCTTCCGGGGGATCCGCACCGGGATGTCGCCAGCCCACGGCCAGAACTGGATCCGCCACCGGCGGCCCACCACCCGACCGTCGAGCACAGCATCGGCCTCACTGGTCCGGGGCTTGTACCCCAGGGTCCGAATCAACTCGACGATCGACATGGCCAACGGCTCGTCGGTGACCGTGATCTCGCACTGGCCCTTGGGGGTGACGTGGCCATCGGAGTCGATCAGTCCGGCCAGCAGCTGCCGGCGCTGGTCTGCGCTCCACCGCATCGCGAACCACGGCACGTGCTTGTTGTGCCGCAGGTCGAAGTCGTCGAGCACTCGATGCAGCCCGAGCACGGTGCGGGTGATCCCGACCGGCCGGCCGAGCCGCCACCCTTCACCCTGGATCCCGGCCCACACCTCCGGGTCGACGTTGGTCACCCGGCCATCACGGTTCGCGCCGTCGCCGAGCCACACGCCGATGGTGTAGGCGCACCCCATAGCCTCCATGGCCGGGGCGGTGTCGAGCGGCCCGGCAGCGTCGATGCCGGGCGAGCCCGAGCCGGCCACCATCGCTGGCAGGGCGGCGGTCTCGACGACCCGGTACTCGCTCCAGATGTGGACCGGCCACTCGTGGGCTTCGTCGGCCACGATTGATGTGCCGTCGTCGAACGACACCCGGTAGAGCGGGCGATCGAACCAGTCGGCGGTCGCCACCACGGCGCAAGGGCGGCCGTGCTCGTCGAACACCTGGTCGCCGGGCCGCAGATCAGCCATCTTGGTCCACCCGGTGGGGGTCGGGATGGGCGTGGCAGGATCCAGGGCCTTCCCGTTCTTGCGCGGCAGGCCGAGCAGGCCGACGCGGTGCCGGCGGCGGCCGTCGTCGCGGCGGGCCAGTAGCCGGTACAGCTGGAGCTGCTGCCAGTCCCGTAGCCGGATCAGGTCGCCCCGCTTGCCGCCCACGCTGTCCTTGTCGATCCGGCAGTGGCGCTGGATGAAGTCGATCGCAGCGCCCCCGTCACCAGCCCGCATCTCGGCCGAGGTGACCGGAGACTCCCACCGGGGCCGGCTAACCATCGACCAGCTCATCCACGTCGAACACCGGGGCCCGCTCCGGCGCCGCCCCGGCCGCCTCGATCGCCTCGGCACGCTTCGCAGCCACCACCGCCTGGCCCTCGGTCAGCTTGATCCTGCTGCGGCTCGTCGGGGACATACCGAGCTGATCAGCGATCGACCGCCACTCCTTCAAGATCGCAGCCCGGCCAGCCGCCGACGTGTCACTGGAGCGCATGGCCTGCGACACCGCATCGGTGGCCGCGCACAGCATCCCCACCATCGGCACGTCGGCCTCGCTCCACCAGAACGGCACGTCGGCGGCCAGCTCATCCCACAACCGCTTCCCAGCGGCCTTCAACGCCACCGGCGGGGCATAGCCGTCAAGCTCCAGGGCCGTGGTCGAGTCGACCACGAGCCCTTTCGACCGCAACCGGGGGCGCCGACGAACCGTCACCGCCCCATTCTGGCACCCAGATAGTCAGTCAGTGACTATCTGGGCCCAGGTCAGCTCGCCGCCAGCGTCCCGCCGTACCAGTTGGACCCGTCGCACCACACGATCGCATCCTCGTTCTGCGTCGGCGTGCAGATCGTGGCCGCCGAGGCGTTGCGGATGGTGAGCACCTCGGCAGCGTCGGCCGAGTTGGAGATCATCAGGATCGCCCCGGGGCACGAGCTGGCCGCCGGCAGATCCAGGTTCCGGGCGGCGCCGCCCGGGTCGAACGTGAAGATGGTCGTGCCGTTCACCTCGGCAACGGTCAGCGTGCGGGTGCCGGTCAGGGTCTCGGCAGCGGCCACAGAGAACGGGTGAGCCACGACGGGCCTCCAAGGGGTCGATAGTCAGTCGTTGACCACGCCATCGTACTCCGCCACCCCCGGGCCGCCAGACGGACCGGCCAGATGCGGCTAACCGCACTCAACGGCGCAAGGTTCTGTCCCCGCGTGCGTGCGAAAGACCGTCGATACACGGTCAGCAATGGTTGCTGGAATTTGAGCAGTCGGCGCTGCGGCAAAATCAGGATTACGGTGTTGCCTGGCGCGCGCTTATCAGTGGGCTGCTGCTTAGCCTGTTGCT